CTGAGAGGGCGTGCTGGTACGCAGTGCCCGAACCCGTTCTGCCGTCCACTTGCCGCTTTCCTCATCCTTTTTTGCCGTTTCAGAGGGGTTGCTTTCCCGCAAAGCCCGAACCTTCTCCGCTGTCCATGCCATTATTCCACACCTGCCTTTTCCAATGCGTCCGAGATTTCTTTGTCACTGTATCCGTTCTGGCTCATAATGTTTGCAATTGCCCAGGCGCTGTAACCACGCTTTGCATACCTCTGGGCCAGAAGTGTGCCGGTGTCACTGCTCTGGGTGCTACCGCCGCTCACCGGGTATCCGTTTGCCGCAAGGATATCATCGTACCAGCTGGTGTCTCCGCCTTTGGCTGCCACCGCATCCCGGTCTTTCTTCAGGTTTCGGATTTCGCTGCTGCGCCAACTGCTCCCGCCCGAACTCCGGCCGGAGCTGCCGGAACCGCCGCCGGACAGGGCCTTTGTAAAACTCTGCTTTCGTGCATAGTCATTGAATGCCCAATCTGCCACATCGTCACGGGTAGCAATGGAATTCGGATCCATGCCCAGAATGTTCAGAATCGTCTGTGCGCCCTTCTGGTCACCGTTTGCCGTCATGCCGGATGCACTCTGGATCCATTTGAGCTTATCCTCCCACGTCATCTGCTTTCCGTTGTAGCTGTCCAGCAGCGTCGGATCCATTCCGGCATCCTGCATCATTGCCTTCGCCAGATCAATCCCCCCGGCATCAGCGAGATTCATTGCCACCTGTGCCGTTTGCTGCCGTGCCGCCTGCTTCTGCAGCGCCAGCTGCTCTTCCTGATAGGTGTACCCCTTGTACCCATCGTAGGCCGTCAGGGCCGCCGAGCCGATGTTCTTTACCGTGTTCCAGAGGTTGTTCCAGTAGTTGTCGTTCTCGTTTCGGGCCTGTTCACTCTGGTTGGCAAGGAAATTCTGCCACGCCGTGTAGTTGGCAAAGTTGCTGCCGTAGGCACTGCGGTCCAGCGCCTCGGTGTTGGCCATGCCGGAAAGGGCACTCAGCAGGTCGTTCTGCTGGTTCTGGTATTCGCTCAGTGCCTGGCCTCTCAGGCCGGGTACCGCATTGTCAATGCCGCTCAGCGCCTGCTGCTGGCCCTGCTTTGCCACGCTGTCGGCGTAGCTGCTGCCATACCCGCCCGCCAGCATCGCCGCGTTGGCCTGGGCGTTCTCCGCGCTGGCGGCAGCATTGGCCTGGGCCTGGGCGCGGTACTGCTGGTAGGCTTTGCTGCCGGTGTCCCAGTCGAACCCGCTGCCGATCTGCCCGGTCAGGCTGTCCATTGCGTCCTTGTTCCGGCTCACATAGTCCGCCGGGCGGTTGGCATTCCATTCCCGCTCTTCCTGTTCCGCCTGGTTCTTTCTCCGTAAGGTATCAAATAACATTTTGTCGTCCTTTCTTTTCGTTGACAAATATTATTCTGTGTGTTATATTGTCTTTGAGGAGTTGATGATGTGAAAAACTATTCTTCCCGCGAGGTCATCAAAGCATTAAAGGCCGATGGCTGGTACGAAGTGAACTGTGTCGGCAGTCACCATCAGTTCAAACATCCCACAAAGCCGGGCCGTGTGACCGTAAAAGACCCCGATAAAGATATTCCCAGGCCAACACTGAATCGTATCGAACAGCAGTCTGGCCTGAAATTCAGATGATTTATAGGAGGTATCACGATGAAAAAGAATCTTCCTGACCGCTATTTCTATCCTGCCGTGTTCATTTATGAGGATGGGCAGGAGATCGCCGTGGATTTTCCCGATCTGGGTGTTGCCACCAGCGGCACCGATGAAGAGGATGCCCTTCTCTCCGCCCGTGAGCTTCTGGGCTGCGTGATGTGCGGCCTGGAAGAGGATGGCGAACCGATTCCTGCCCCGTCCGCCCTCTCTTCCATCTCTCCCAAAGAGAATGAACGTGTGGTTCTGGTAGATGCCTATATGCCGTCCATCCGCCTTGCCAGCGTAAACAAATCTGTCAGCCGCACAGTCACCCTGCCCGCCTGGCTCAATGCCGCCGCCCTTGAGCGGAACGTCAACTTCAGTCAGGTTCTTCAGGATGCCTTAAAGAATCAGCTGCATCTCGCGTAACCGTTTCTTCTTTCCAGTCTTCGCCGTGCAAACGGCGGAGGCTTTTTTGTTCTCCTTTTTTTCTGCCACACACCGGTCTTCAGATCACGGCAAACGCTTTCAGCACCCACGGCAGCAGCCGTGCGCCGACCTGCAAAGCGTTCCCCCAGAAGTTGGTGTTGTTCGCATCCTTCTGCTGGGCCGCTGCCACCGCGTTGGCATATTCGGTGTGAGCACTGTTCAGCTGACCATAGTAATTGTTCAGGCGGGTGTTGTAAGCATCCTGCGCCAGCTTTTCCTGCTGCTGCAAAGAGCTCAGCCGGTTGCCCAGATCACTCTTCTTGGTGGCATACTCGTTGTAAGCCTGGCTGTATAAGCTGTCTGCCACGTCCGAAAGCCCGTTCATGGTGCTCTGGTAGGCCGTCTGCCCGCTGGAAGTGCCCCAGCTGTTGCCGTAGCCGCCGCTGCGGGCCGAAGCGTTGGCGGCAGCGTTCTCGCTGGCCAGCTCCGCGCCCCGGGTGTACTGGTTCTTGTACTGCTGGTAAGCCGCGTCCTTTGTGTAATCGTAGGAAAAGCCATCCCGGTTCATCTTGTCCAGCTGGCTCTGCGTGTCGCTGATCTGGCTGCCGTACTCGCTCTGATACTCCCCGGGCTTCTGTCCTTTGATGTAATCCAAATTGTTCTTTGCCGTGGTCACCCGGTCGTTGCTCTGGGCGTACTGGTAGTCGTTCTTTCTGGTTCCAAACACGCCGGTGCCCGCATTCTTTTCGCTGTTGCCGGTAATGCCGTCATACACATCCCCTACCATCAGCCCCACATTGTGGCCCGGGATCAGGTACTCCCACCATTCTCCTCTTGCCATTTCAAAATCTCCCTTCTGTTCGTCTCACGGTCAGGCCGTCCTTCGTCCAACCTCTCCGTCAATGCTTACGCATTGCCACCTCCCCTAGTAGGGGAGGCCTTGGCAGTCCTCACAAGCTTTCCGGTTTCGCCAGAGGCTCCCCTACTAGGGGAGCTCCGCAAGGCGCTGGCGCAGCCAGACCGCAGCGGTGAGAGGTTTCTTCTTCTCCCGCTGCTGCTTCCGCTCTCCCTATCGTTTCGGCTCCCCTCCGGCCACCCGGTTGCCCCGGCTCTCTGCCATACTGAACGCAATGCTCCGCACCGCGATCTGCCCGGTGCCCTTGATCCGCAGCCGCATGGTGTCGTGCCGCTCCGGCACAAAGGGCAGGTTGACCCGGGTGTATTTGTTCAGAACGGCTGCCTGGCCCAGCGTCTCCCAGGCCCCGCCCTCATAGCTGGCCTGCAGCTCCACAACGCTGTACGTCAGGGCATCCACCCGCAGAAACACCCGGTTGATGTACTTGTCCGCTGGGACGTTCAACCCAATGTCGCCGCTCACAGCCTCAAAGCCCACCTTCTGTTCCAGATTCGCCTTTGCCGTGTCGGTGTCCCGGTCGGCCTCCCGTTCCGGTTCGGTGGCCCACAGGTTTACGCCGTCCCACTGGTAGAGCTGCCGCCCTGTGGAGCACATCGCCCAGCCGGAAGCATTCTCTTCCGCCGCCGTGTCCTCCTCGTGCCAGAGCCGCCGTTCGGTGTCGTAGACCAGCAGCCGGGTCTCGTTCCGGCCCGGCACCCGCAGATGCAGGTAATACCGGGTGTCCAGCACACCGCCCACCGCCCCGCGCACGTTCATCAGCCAGGTGTTGTCCAGTCCACCGCTGATCTTCACCGGCAGGCTGTCGTCCCAGGCCATCACGCCGTCAGGGGAAAGGTAGTACAGCACCTCTGCCAGCACGCACATGCTCTTGCTGGCCTGCTTGGCCACGCCCCGGCACTGCACGCTCACCAGCTGATAGTCCGCCGGGCGGCTGCCGTAGAGCTTGTGCAGGCAATTCTCCTTGAAGAACAGCACATAGCCCATACAGGTGGCCGCACCGGTAAAGGGGCCGTCACTGCCCACGTTCACGGCGTAACTGTCCGAAGCAATGCCCCGGTAGCTGTACCAGTTGGTGGGGTCGCCCAGCTTGCAGCTGTAGATCACATTCTCCTCGCTGTTGCAGCCCCATACCCGGTTGGCGTTCTCGGTCACATATTCCAGCCGGGGCACCCGCCGCCGTGCGGTAATGGTGGTGCCGCCCGCTGTGGCGCTCTCGCTGCCGTTCATGCTCTTCCAGGTGGTACCGCCCGCCGTCACGGTAAAGCTGCCGTAATAGCGTGCGCTCTCGGTCTTTGGGCTGCCGGTCAGCACAATGCTGTCCCCGTCCATCTGCTCAATGGTCACCTCGCCGTTCACGCCCTCGGCCAGATACTCTTCCACCAGCCCGGGCACCTGCTCCACCGTGATGGTATCCCCCTTCTTGAAGCCCGCAGCGGCCAGCCCGGGCAGGGTCATCTTCACGCTGTTCAAAAGGATCTCCGCCCACTTGCCGCTCTTGGCATCGTACTGTTCCAGCACGTTCACATAAGCCCACTTGCTGGAAGAAGAGTTCTGTTTCAGAAACAGCGTCCCGTCCGCCGGGCCGGAAGGTTCCGTGGTGCCCACGCTGCTCACGGTGTAGGTCTTGCCGCCCGCGTCGCAGGGGGCAATGGTCACCGTGCCGGTCTGGCTCCATGCGGCGCTCAGGGCTTCCAGCTTTCCGGTGGCCGTGTCAAAGCTCTTGGCATCCGGCCAGATCAGGATCTTTGCGCCCATGCCGATCATGATCTTCTCGCTGTCCGTCACGGCGTTTTCCAGCACGATCTCCCCGCCCGCAGCCGCGGTGGCCACGTCGTCCTCGCTGTCCTCGGTGTAGCGCAGGGTGGTGCCCTCGCACAGCAGCAGGCCGTTCAGGTGATACATCCCGTTGCAGCGGCCCATGGCCCGCATGGTGCGCCGGGGTGTCCGGGTCTGCAGTGCGGGGTATCCCCGGCTGGAAAAGTTCTTCATCTCGGTAAATTCTGCCTCGGCGCAGGCATAGCTTTCATTCAGGCCGCCAAAGGCCGTCTGGATGCTCCTCCCCGTCGAGATGCTGTATAAACTCGGCAGTGCCATCTCAGTACCTCCACTTCGTGGCCATCCTGGGCAGGTAGGTGTGCCTGCACCAGGCTGCAAACTCCTGCTGGTTCTCGTTGGCCAGCTGCATCTCGTTGGCATAGCGGTCGGTCTCGCCCAGGGCCGCGTCCATCTGGGCCGCCAGATAGTGGGCATAGTAGCTGTCGTAGGGCTCCGGCAGCAGCAGCTCCGCGTCCTGCCGCAAAAGTTCCTGCTCCCGGTCGTATAAGATGTCCGCACCCACGGCATCAAAATCGGTGGTGTCGCTCTTGTCCACCACGCTCTTTCTCAACCCCGCATCCGCCTGCCGCAGCCATAAAATCTTCAGCTCGCGGTCAAACCCGTTGTTGGGCCGCAGCTTGTCGGCCGTTTCGATTGCTTTACCAACAGTCATATTTACACCTTTCCTCTATAGCAAGGCCATCCCGTCCCCGGGATATTGGGCCTTATTCGTCCAGTACTCTCATCACCGGTCTGCCAAGGGCTCTCCTACTAGGGGAGCTGTCGCCGAAGGCGACTGAGAGGTTTAACAAATAACCCCCGGCACAGCGTGTGCCGCCGGGCCGGGGGGATACATCTAAGCAGGGCTCCCCCTTCGGGGGAGCTGTAAGCAGCTCCGGCCATGCCGGACTGCGCACTGAGAGGGTTAAACTTACGCCTTATTCGCCAGCTCTTCCATGCGGGCAGCGGTCTGGTCGTCCTGTTCCTGGCTGTGGCGGATGACCTCCGCCACCTCCGGGGGCACCTCAATGTTCTTGCCGCGCTGCAGCTGGTAGTTCACACCGTTCACGCTCACGAACAGGTCTCCCTTGTACTTCCCGCCGTCCGAAAACAGCCGGATCGTCTCAGTCTTTTTCTTTTCTTCTTCCATATCCATCAACCTTTCCCGTAACTTATTTCAAATCGGCGCAGAGCAAAAATGCGGTTAAGAGATCTTCGCGTGTATGCGCGAATCTCCAGCATTTTTGCTTGGAGCCTTCTTCTTCGGGGTCACTAGGGGCGAGCAGCCCCTAGTTCGTGCCTCCCGCGCTTCGAAAGTAGCGGGTGCTTTTCTGGTTCTCTTTTGGCACGCAAAAGAGAACAGCCCTTTTAGTTTGCCTCAGCCGTTGCACTGTACCGTGCGCTGCAGCTCTCAATGCGCACCATGTACTGCTCCACCAGGCGCTCAGCGGTCTTGTGTGCCTTCCAGCCCACAGACGCACGCTGGTTCAGGGGGTCATCACCGTAGCCCAGCTGCTTCACGATATGCTCCAGGCCGCCGCCCTCGATCTCGGTGGAACCGTAGGCGTGGGCACCCAGGATCAGGGTGCTGAACACGGCCAGACCCGCCGGGCAGCCAGTGCCCTTCCAGATCTTTGCCTCGATGGTCTCCACAAAGCGCACACCGTGCAGCGTGCCGATCTCGCCGTTGTAGATCTCGTCCGGCTGGGCGTACTTGTGCACATCGATCCAGTCCGGGTCGCGGCGCAGGTCATAGGCCACATAAGGGTGGATGATGCCCACAAAGCTGGTGCCGATGGGGTCAGCGTTCATGGCCTTCAGCTGGGTGGCCGCACGGGCGATCAGGTCGCTGGTCAGCTGGCAGGTCGCGTCCAGGGTAGCGCGGCTGGTCACAGCGGTCTCCGCGCCGCCCTCGCCGATCTTGGGCGCATAGATCACGTTGGTGCCGCCCGCCAGCACATCACGCACGATGGTGTCCAGGGTGCGGCCCGCCTGGCTGGCAATGATCTTGGTTGCCTGCAGGATGTTGTTGTCAATGGCGGTCAGCTGCAGCGTGTCGGTAATGGGCACCCAGCCGCCGTACTGCCTGACTTCAGCGGTAACGGTGGAAACGTTCATGGTCTGGCCGTCCGGGGTCACACCCTCGGTCAGCGGAGTGGTGGCCTTGGGCAGGCTGTCATACTTGCGGAACTCAATGTTCTTGCCGCCGTTGGCCGGAATGGGATACGGGTCGCCGAACTGGTCATGCACCAGGGCAGGCTCTGCCTGGTCGATCAGGCGCTTCTCGTAAAAGGTTTTCATCTCGGCACTCATGCCGGATGCGCCGGTGGTGTTCTGGTTCTGGGTGCTGGCCGTTGCAAACATCTGCAGATCCAGCTTCATGGTCTTGTCTTTCATAGCTTCCTCCTGTTAATTTATATTTCCTCTAAGCAGAGCTATCGGGTTGCGGCTGCAAGCAACTGCGTTGTCAGACGCATTGCGCGCTGAGAGGGTTACAACGTGATCACTTCACCCCGCATGACCCGCTTCTCCATCTCTTCCATTTCCTTGCGGCTCATGTGGGATACGTCGATCTTGGTCTGCACAGCGCCGCCGGGGCGGGTGCCATTCTCGCCGGGCCGGGCGTTGCGCTGCTGCATCCGGTTCACCACGCCCTGCTCCACCTGCCGGGCCGTGGCGGCCTGCTGCTGTTTCAGGATGTGATCAAAGTAGGCGCTGCGGTAGGCGTTTGTCATAGAAACGCCCGACCGCATCATCTTTTCCACCTCCGGGTTCGCCAGCACCTCAGCCATGTTGAAGTCGGGATACTGGGCTTTCAGCTGCTCCGCTTCCCGGTCCCATCCGGCCTGCAGCTCGGCAATGCGGGCCTGCTGGACACGCTGACGCTCCATCTGCTGGATCATCTGCTGCTGTTCGGTCAGGTGCTTGTTCTGGCTTTCCAGCTTGTCCAGCTCCCGGGCCGTCCTGGTGGAAACGCCCTTCTCCATGGCCAGCTTCTCGTAGTAGGCATCGTCCTTCACCGCGCCGTTCCGCACAGCCTCGGTCAGGTCGGCATACTCTCCGCGCAGCAACTCACCAAAGGCTTTCCGCCGCTCCTCCGGGCTCTTGGTCTTGCCTTCGCCCTTCTCCTCGCCGTCCTTGCCCTCGGCTTCGTTCTGGTTCTCCGCCGCTTCCTCGTCCAGCTCAGACTTTTCCTCACTGCCAAGGGCTCCCCCCTCGGGGGAGCTGGCGGCGCTCTGCGCCGACTGAGAGGGTGAGCCCTCTTCCCGGCTGCTCCGCTTCAGCACCCCGCTCCGCCGGGCCAGCCGCTCTTCTGCCGGCCGCAGGGCAGGCAGCTCAATGGCATTGCCTTCCACGTTCGCTGCCCTACTAGGGGAGCTGTCGCCACCAGGCGACTGAGAGGTTCCGTCCCCGCCCGCAGCACCACCGTCTGCAAACATCTGCAGATCAATGGCATCTGCCTTGTCTGCGTGCAGGTTGATGTACCGCACATGCTCCGGGTAGGCATCCGCCAGCAGGATCAGACCGTCTGTCACCAGCTCAAATTTTGCCAGGCTGTCAGTGCCCTGCTTTGCCTGTACCACCATCAGGTTCCTGTCATCGGCACAGGTCACGGTCCCGCTGTCCAGACTGTATGCCAGCGTCTGCATCAGCGCGCTCACGGCAGCACATACAATGTCCTGCCCCTTGGGTGCAAACTCCGCGTGCCCCTCGGCCCGCAGGAACATCATGTCTCCCATCTCGTTGTAAGTGATCTGGATCATTCTATCGCTCCTTCCAAAATTTCCTCTAAGCAGGGCTCTCGGGTTGCGGCTCCCA